AACTTTTTTGCTTTCTAATATACTCTTCCCTCTCCTTTGTTTTTTTACGATCTTCTAAAACAAGTTGTTTTTCTCTCTCAGATAGAATCATTCTTTTTATACTCCATTACTTCACGTGTTCCTTCCTGTTCAAGTTGTTTACGTACTCGATAAGCTAACTTACCATGGGTAGTATCACGCTCTTGTTGTCGATTAGTAGTCTTCTTCTTCGCTGAGTTTGTCGAATTTGTCTTCAATTTTATCACCGAATCGGTCTACTAGTTCTTCTGTACTGATATCAAGTAACTCAAGGAGAGTTATTTCATCATACCGTTTAAGTCGTTCACATAGTTCTTCAAATACAAGAGACATCTTATTTCTTCCAGTTAGCTACGACACGAGATCCGAATAGGAAACCGAATACGATATTAGCTGCCTCTAATGAGGCGATCACAACTTGCTCTGGAATACCTTGTACAAATGGAGCACTGATTCCAACACCAATAACGGCAATAGCAGCAAGATACCGAGCACTACCACGAAGATCGATAACCCATTGAGAAGGAGTACCTCCAGGATTGTCCAGTTCTGCGATTGCCTTAAGCTTTTCAATCTCATGATTACCTATCTTAATCTGTTCATCTACTGTTACAGGTTGTGGACCACCCAACCATTTACTGATACCTTGTTTAATACCCTCACTAGCAACAGGTACTAGTGCAGCTACGATAGTTTCAAGTAGCATTACTCTCTCCTAATTCAAATACATTTGGTGCAATCAAACTAAGTTGACGCTCAATTTCTTGTGCGACTTGGCGTATCTCCCATTGGACTTCCGGACCTGAGCGTAGGTTAATAAAGTCCGACCATGCTTGAAAATTACCTGTGACATACAGTTGCGTAGTTGCTGCATTTGGAAGGACGTACCTTGCATCTTCTTTCTTTACTCCATTATCTAGTAGGTGTTTATACAGAGCAAGTGATTGTTTGTAGTGTTCATCATACTCTCGTAGTAGATCTACCTTAGTGTTGGGAATAACAAAGCTGTCCTCAGTAAACTCTACATATCGTTGGCTTTCTTGGAGGTAGTCTAAGTGTTTACTACGTACAAGCTGATGACTACAAGCCCTAGAAATACCAGACACACGAAAGGTAGCATAGGCGAATCGAAGTGTAGCCAAGTGTCCTTTAGAGACACAGGACTTTGCTCGTCGAATACATGAATCTCTGTCTGTTTTTGAGTCATAGCAAATAGATGCAAAGAGTCCAATCTTTTCTTCTGGGCTTGGTGTATAGTCAACTAACTCAACGTGCATCCCCACTCCCACGTAGTACATTACGTTCTTGTCGGTCTTTTAGTTTAACCCAGTTACGTTGTAGTACTTCTTCAAGACTGAAGTTTAGTTCATCTGCAAGCCTAGCAATATACCACATACAATCCCCAAGCTCATCCACAAGGGAGATAACGTCAACACCACCGTCCCGTAGTTGTTTCTTACGCTTACCTGCAACCTCTCCAGCTTCACTAGCAAGCCCAAGACATAGATAATTAAGAGCATCTTCTTTCTTATAGATAGCAGTAGAGCGGGTAAACTCTTGGTAATTAGTTAGACTCATTTAACCCCCTTGTTGTTGTGATAAGGTGGGTGTTGCCACCAAGAATTCTTCTTTGACTTATTCTTGGTTCCTTTGATGTTGAATTCCTGCATATGAGGGTATTTGTTTTTAGTCTGTGACATATGTTTTAATCTTTCGTTGAATATACCAAATTGCTTTCTCAAGGTCTTGCTTCATGCTGTCCTTACGCCCAGCCCTTGAGATATATTTAAGTGCATTACCTAAGTGGTAATCTAGTTTCCAATCTTCTATAACGGTTATTGGTTCAATAGTACGACCAGCTAGATAGTGTGGAGGTTTATTAACTACATCATTATGTAGATACTCGTTTGCTTCACCTAAAGTGTATAACTTACTGTCCATATTTCCTCTGTAGATAAGAAAGAGATACCATCATTGGGTCACCCCATCCGTCCTCAACTTCATGCAGGACACAGACACCTCGCCAATGCTTGTTACCTTGATATCCTTTGTAGCCTTCATCATGCTGGTAGAAGGCACCTGCGATAATACCGATCTGTTTAGTTCCATCGACAAGCTCTCGACACGTGAAGTCCAGTTCTTGTCTGTGACCCATAACGAATGATTTGCCGACTCGCTGTAACAAGGAAGCTGCCCGACCTGTGTAGGGCTTCCCAGACATAGGGTTAGCGAAATAATGAGAGAACAGAATTCCATTTACTTCTACGACCTCCAAATAGTTATATACTTCCCAACCATGTAAACGATCCCTGATATTAGGTAGAACACCAATTAGTTCTGGATGATGGTTAATGTATCGATCCAATCGATCTTCATGGTTACCTTTAAGGAAGATTAATCGTGGGTTATACGTTTTCTTTTTATATTTACTTTGAAAGTAATTGTAGTTATGGATACGACTCAGGAGTAATTCAATACCGTGATCTCCTGCAGCTAGATCAGCAGCTAGGCGTTTTCCTTCGATTGCTGCTGTACCTCGATCATAACTACTTAGACTAGGTAAATCCCAGTGATCTCCAAGATGTACAATGATATCAGGCTTGATATCACAAATGTATTTACCTAACCAAGAAAGATGATTAACTGGTACACCAGGTTTTACTTGTGTGTCTGGTATAATTAATATTTTACTCATAGTGATTTATAACAGAGAACTTGATCTACTTGTACTGCCTTATGTTTAAGGTAAGCCCAACAGTTATTATAATTATCAGTACGATAGTATGGTACTTCAACACATCCACATAGTAGAAGTACAAGTAGAATCAGTTTCATGTTATTGCATTACCTCGTGCATAGGTTGTACTAAATCTTTTGAGATAGGCATAACTCCCTTTGCAAGAAGTACATTAAGACCAACCTCAATAACAAATGTAAGTTCTTCAGGACTTAGGTTTGCTTCGAGGTCCACGCTGCCGTCCTCTCGTTCGATTGTTGTTTTGACCTTCAAGTATTAGTTCCTTTGGAATAGTTTTATTACGCCAATCAAGCCACTCTATACCATTCTTGGTAGCCCAATCTCCGTAAGTAGTTTTACTTCGTTTGTTTATCTTTACATCTGGATTTTGGAATAACAGAATTATCCGTTTGTCTGGGTGTTGTTCCCGGAGCCACACATGCTTAAGGCGATCTTCGGTAGTCCACTTGCCTTTACACTCAATATACACGCCAACCTTAGTCTTGAAGTCAGGGCAATACTTTCTCTGCTTTGCTGGTTGGACGAACTCAATGTATTCACGTTCATATTCTGCATTCTCCCCAAGATATTCTGCTACTTGAATTTCTAGTTTAGATTTATACTGGTCTTGTTTACGTGTCATTTACAAGATCCAATCCAACCTTACTAGATTTATTAGCATTACCAAATAGATCCCATTGAACTACATACCATGTATCTCCGGATCGATATGCTCCGTGGACTGGGTACTCTCCTCCTCCTTCTGCATCGTAGAGTCTAACTTCACTTCCTGCTCTTGTTTTAATGGGTCTTGTCCAATCAACTTGCTTGGGTTCCATATACCTCCAAGTTCCCTCCAGATCCATAGCAATTTACCATTACGTACCATGGTATCTAGATCATTATTGTATAGCTTAAGGCATGTATTAAACATCTCCTGTTCATCTGTTATACCCTCAAGGAAACGCTCTGCTTTCTTTGGACCAATACCAGTAATACCTGGTACGTTATCCCCACGATCTCCCTGTAACAGTTGATTATAGAAACTACGAAGACCTCCTATTTCAGTTTGGGTAGTTCGTTCATCTTTTACCCAGTTATAATGTTGTCCTGGTATCTGTAACAGATCTTTATCTATAGAGCAGATAATTGTATCTTCAGTCTGATTAACACCAAGAAGATCGTCTGCTTCACATCCTTCTGTGACAGTAGCAAACCAATGGTGAATGAGGAACTCTCGTATATCCTGTAAATGCCGTGGCTTTGGTTTATCTTTTCGATTAGCCTTGTATTCTGGATAGATCTCCTTACGGAAGTTGTTACGTCCCGTAAGAAAGACCTTATAATCCTTGGCATCTGTAAGGAATAGAATGTCCCCCATCAATTTATCTGCACGAAGATTAGCTATTTCTAGATCTGTATCTTCACTAGCAGCGGCAACACGAAACGCAACGATGTCACCGTCGACGAGGGCCGTAGTCATTACAGTGGGATGTCGTCAGCTAGTTCGTTGATATCAGGAGAATCAGTGGTAACTTGTTTACCAAAGACATAATCCTCGAACTGTTTTGCTACATGAATAACATCTTGAACCGTCGGTACACGCTTTTTATCCAGCTCGAAAAGAGCAATTGCATTAGTAATACTTGATTGTCGAACAATATATTTCTGTCGTAGCGCACGTTCCTCAGGTGTTTCATATGTGCTTCGAGGTGAAGGGCTAGCTCCGGACTTATTGGTTGGTGCTGTTTCTGCCACGTTGTTGTTACCTCCTTGGGAAATGTTGATCCAGTCATTGAATCCAGCATTGTTCTTCTCCAATGTTACAGTATAGATACCAGGTGTAGCACCAGAAAGGAAGTTGTTAACCTTAGACTGGGTACCAAAAGGCATGATGTCTCGTTCTGCAAGTTTACCTTGATCATCACGATAAGTTACATGTGCTACTTGATATGGCTTACCTGTTTTGGTTGTCTTTGATACCATTTGTACTTCTTTAATTTCATATGTCACTTGACGCATAACTTCTCCTTTAGTTAAGTAGTACTAATACTATGACATGTTTTAAGGGTTATGTCAATACCCAAGTCTGCATATTTTTTAAATCGGGACCATATTCTACTTCACAACGAGCAGGTAAGTTAAATTCCCGACCAAAGATACGTTTGAAATTCAATGGGATATCATCGAATACCTCATGGAACATTTTACATACCCTATCTACTTCATGATCTTCTACATCTACTACAATCGAATCGTGGACAGTAGATATTAGATGACCGGAAATTCCCCCTTGAACGAATCGTCGTGCGAAGCTGACTCTGGCGATACACATGATGTCTGCACCAGTTCCCTGAACTGGATAGTTGAGGATCGTGGTACGCGGCCAGACCAGATCACCTCTCCGCTGTTCTGGATTATAGTGATAAACACGTCCTGTTGGCATTCGTAGCTTTCCAGTAGTTGTAGCTTCTTGCATAAGAGATTCGTGCCACCTGGCAAGACCTTGATACTTTGTGTAGAATTCATCGATTACTTTCTGCCAGAATTTCTCTGACTTAGATACATCTTTAAAATCATTGTCATTAGCATAGCTGTATGCTGATCCACCATAAATTAACCTTTATGTTAACTCACTATTCCTAGTGAGAGCAGACTATATCATCACCGGATGTCTCCGGGCTGTGCGCTTCCACTGTCTCCAGTGTACGAGCTTTCGCTCTAGTCGTTACACCTTGAAAGGCTTGCCAACACTGGTGTTCAATCTGATGACACCGTTTACATAAGACAATTAAATTGTCTTTTGTGTTGTTAGTGCAGTCATGATCTATATGGTGTCCTGCCCATGTACCACGAACAGAGACGTCGATTTTATTACCACATTTCTCACAACAATATGAAAGTTGTTGTAGTCTTTCCTTAGCCCATCTACGGAAAACACATCTACCATGTTTGAACATATGATTTTCTGAGCCACTACCAGTAATACTACCACTTCCCTTACCAGTAACTACATTTTGTAGTCTCCAGTTACGCATATATTCAAGTCTATATATTTCCATACAGTCAGGACATCGTTTATGGTTTCTTCCTGTTTGGTGAAAGAAATTACCACATTTAATACAAGTTTTCATATTAGCCCTCCCTTGGCTCGGGGTTGTCGGTTCTCGATATTCACCGAATTCACACAGTTTTACTTCCGCCGTTTAACGGAACACGAACGTCTTCGCAATAAGTCTAGAAGGAAGTCCAAATCGCTGTTGATTGTCTGTATGTTGGTCAACATTAGCTATGATCTCCTTGATTCCTGTCTCATCCTGAGAGAGGTATACCGCTACTAGCCATTCTAGCTATAGCGCCTTGGCGTCACATTGGACTAACAAGGCTTACCTCCTTTCTTTGATAGGAGATAACATGGTACTTCTTTTGTTCCGTAGTCTTCATAGAACCATTGACTCAGTTTCTCAAATGTTTCATTACGCATACGAGACATAACAAATTGAACTCCATATCGTGAAATTAGCTGTTCAAAATCATTTAGACTAAAGTAGAAAGAAGCTTCCTCTTCATTTACTTCACCAAAGATCTCACTACGATCTTCTGGATATTCAAATGGTTCCATACTAACCTCACTTGTTAATGATCCACTTAACTCGTTCTTTAGATGTATAGAAGTAGATTACGAATCCCTCTACATCCATAAATCCAGGAGAGATTTCACTACCCTCTCGCTTTAGTTTATCTTCAATACGATACAGTTCATCAATATTAAACATACCATCGTATAGAATAGGAACAATATCTACTCCAGGAGGTAGAGTTTCTTGTGGTCGAAATGTATTAAAAAGAGCAAAGCGTTTCTCTTGCATACTGTAACGACGTTGAATTCCCTGACCATACCATTCCCCATAATGATATCCATGCCCTAGTGTGAGTAAACTCTCTTTGTTTTCATAAGCCCACTTAGCAAAGCCATAGTTATCATCTTCTGGAGTAATGATTTTAGAACGTGATTGACATTGAAATTCTCCATCAGGTCCAATACAGATACACGCATTAGTACCATCAATCTTCTCTGTTACACGGATATTAAATGTATTAAATCGTGGTATCTTGGGCCAAGCTTTAAATTCCATTATACGTACCTCGTAACTAGTAACTCTTTTACTTCTCTTGCGAAGTTTTGCAGGTTGGGGTTGGTTGAACTGAGGCGGCCAGTAGCTGCAACACATTGGTTGAACTGTCCATGAAGTTTCGCGTTAGGCCAGCCCATTTTGCTAATAAGGTTTGGAAGTCCGTTGTAGTATGTACCTGCAAGCTTTGCTGACTTAGCTCGTTCCAGAATAAGGTTAACTCTTTTGCGAACTTCTGCTGTTCCTCTAATACTTCGTAAAGTTTGGTCGTTTGTAGCATAATATCCTTCTTTCTTTAATTCAGAGCCTTTGGGTGGCTCTACTTGTTTAGGTAAATCATATGTGTAGTCAACTAGTTTGTATCTTGGTTGACCTTGTTTTGCTCCTGTTTTGTATACACCAATAGGTAACCTAACTGTGTCTACAATTGCTCCTCCATATAGATAACAACTGAGATGGTCTCCTGATTCCCAGTTAATTGGTATGTTTTCATATCCTTGTTTAAGTTGGTTTTCTATTTCAGTGATCTTCTGTTCTTCTATCTTTGCTAGTTCATATGATTTCTCGGTATTAAACATCATACCGTTGTACTCCATATCCTCAAGAACTAATAAGTCCTGACATTGTAATGAGAATAGGCGTAGTTGATTACGTTCAATAATCTGAGGTAGTTGATGATGATAGACCCTACCTGTCAATACTAAATCACCATACAAATAAGAAGTAAGAATATCACGGGGTATATGTATTGTGTCAATCCCATTATCCCAGTATTGTGTCTTTACTACATCCTCTTTTAATGGTAAGCCATACTTCTCACATGCCCAGTTAAGGGATGGATATGGTTTACTCTGATTCTCTAGAATAAACTCAGCAAGTTGACAATCCCATACACGGTGCCGTAGTAGATCAATATTAATCCCACAACGGCGAAGCCAATGAAGATCGAACTTAATATTAAACCCAATAAGAATTTCAGCAGAGTCAATGAGATCTTGTAACCCAGTGAGATCTGGGTACCAGAAGTAATGTGTCTCATTTGTCTCTATGTTTAGAACACCCACCACAACAAGTTGATTTACATCCGTGAACGGGTTCCCTTTGTTGGTGATTGTTGTTTCCACATCCAGAACTAGACGCATTATAGTATTCCCTGATCTCTTCAAAGTTAACTGGTGTATAGTCTTTGAGACATTCTACTGATACGTTATAGTATCGTTTATCTGGTAGATGTAGATCATGAGTATGTCCATGGATATTAGCTTTCCATCTACTAAGTGAGAATTCATGGATAGGGATATGACTCAGAATAAACTTATCTAGGATATGGTATGCTCTAACATCTTTAAAGATTTGTTCATATTGAGATAACTTAAAGTTATCATGATTACCTTTGATAAGTACCTTAGTTCCATTTAAGGAGTCAAAGATACGTTTAGCGTACGTAAAGTTTTTGAATCCAATATCTCCTAAATGATATACTTTATCTTCTGGTGATACTACTGAGTTCCATTTATACATAAGGTATTGATCATGTTCAGAGATAGTTTTAAATCCTGGGCGAAGAGGTGTTTCATCTTCTCGTAGGAATTTAAGGATGTTCTCATGTCCAAAATGCGTATCACTGATTAGGAATGTTTTCATAGGGGTTCCTCTGCATAAGCTACCTCCTGCCAAGCTGGTAGGTGTACCACGTTACCATGTACATCCTTACAGTAACTGTACATACCATCACAATGGTGGAACTTTACAGGCTCACCTACATCTACTTTACGAGCACCAGGAGGTGCATCAGTATCGTTGATTGGTTTTACCCAACTGTTTCGTTTAGCTTCATATAATTTCATTGTATATCCTTCCAGCCGTCAAGTACCGACGTCTTCATATCTTGCTATTGATGGATTAATACGTACATCAGCTTTACCATGACGTAACTTAGTATCCGAGTCGATATCCCCTGCGAGCTTGTTCTTGCTGATATTGATGTGCCTTACAAACTCCATACCAGTATCTGCTGTCTTTCCGATACCAATAATGAAATCCGCTTCGGCTTGTTTGCTGGTCGTAGCACCACTCACATGGGACATATTCAGCCATTTGACTCCTTCTCCTGTTCCATTTGCTTGAGATACTGCAATAACTGGGCAATGTTGCTTTGCAAGTTCTCTAGCCCATTGGTAGATTGCACCGAGTTTAAGATCTTCACGGTCTCCATCAAATCCCTTGATTTTATCAAGTTGGTCGATAACAACAAGTCCAGGTTTATATCGGTTGCAAAGATCCTCAATTTGTCGACGATAGATCGCAGCATCATCGAAGATTCGGATATTTCCACGAGTAACCTTGAAATAGTTTTCTTTCGCAGTTTGTCTATCCCCCATAAGTTCGTCTAATGTCATACCTAGTGCTGCTTGATAACACCTAGCCATGACTTTATTTCCTTGTTCCTCATTGTTTATCCAGAGGATAGGACTTTCAAGTTGTGCCGCAAAGTTAGTAACTTCACTAGCAAGGAATGTAGTTTTCCCTGTTTCAGGTCGAGCAAAGATAAATCCAAAATCGCCTTTTCGCAGAGATCCAAGCATTCGATTAAGAGTATTAAGTCTCCATCGCAATCCGGGAGTGGTGACTGTTTCTTGGTAGATTTCATCAAGGTCATCCGTTACGAATCGTACATCATCAAAAGCATCTTCAGCCTCCCCGAATTTCTCATATACTCGTTTAATGTCATCAAGAGTCTTATGACCTTCCATAAATTCAAAGGATACTGTAGCTAGCTTATCTGCTATTTCCCTCTGCTTAATCTTAACCAGAAGATCAGTAACAATATCATCAGCAATATCAGCATTGAATAAGGTCTCTAGGTATTGTTCATAGACTTCACGTTCTTTATCCCTCTCGCTGGCGATTAGAAGGCCACAGGCAACTTTAAATTCATCAGGTGTCACTACCCTATGATGAGCATCATGTAACTCATCTAAGACCTTATAAAGGGCATCCAGGTATTTATCGTCCTTTGTCTTGATATACTGCCTGTATTCAGACCAAACAGTATGATCAAGAAGTAATCTAAGTATTAATAGTTTTGGATTAATGTCTGTATCTCCTTATCTGTATGTTCCTTTGGATCTAGATCTGAT